AGGAGACAAGCCGACGGTCACCCACTGGAGCAAGTTGATTGTTCAAGGTCTTCCTTGTTGAAGTCGCGGCAGCGGTGGTCGATGCGAACGGAGTCGTCCCAGCAGTCCCCTCATATCCGTACACACCCGTGTACTTTCCAAGGATGTAGGAATCGATGTTGTTTGCGATTGCCTTGACCGCAGCACTCGCTTGCATCGGAAGAGTCCCAACCGAAACCTCCAACAATTCCTTGTCCGTCAAATAGAACGGAGCCTCATACCACTGATCCAGCGAAATCGCCACACTCGTAGGCGAAATGTCTGCTGTACTCGGTGCCGTATTTGCTGCAGTCACAGCCGCAGCAGTGATCGCACTCGGGATCGGCACATCCACCGTTGCCCCCTTTTGGGCGGCCATTCCGTCATAATCCCGGTTGACCAGTCTTGCCATCACAGACTCTTCACGCAAGGCAAGTAGACCTTGAGCCAAAAGTTGTGGCGTTACTGAAGTAAGAGTATTAGCCATCTCAAATTATTCGTTTATGTGAAAATCACGCGACCCGAACCTTACCGGTTGCAATCGCTTCCAAGTTATCCCCGAACTTACGAGGATCCCCACCTGCTTCCAAGATAGAAACACCACCCGAGGAGTTTCCACTACTTCCACCCGCATCACTCCCTGATGACGAACGGAACAGATGAGAGGCTGAATCCCTCAACTCTCCCAAAAATTGATCGGCCCCGTATGGAGTCAGACCATCATCAGCATAACGAACCTTCCCGGTTCCATCAACACCAACCAGTCTGTCATCCTCCAAACGGAAACGACCATGCCCCCGAGACAAGACATCGGGAATCGCCGAGTCCTGCACCCGAGCCTTGACTGCTGCATCACGAAGTGCATTCTCAACACGCGAATACTCAAGTTCACGCTGAGATGACTTCAAGCTGTCTTCATGCTGCTTGAGCTTTTGCTCCAAAAGTGCAATCCGATCATCATCACCAGATTGAGTCCCTTGCTGCTTCAACTGACGATACTCCTCAATATCAACACCAGAATACGACTCAAGCTGATCTCTCATATCCTTATGTAATTGACGCTCAGAGGCCAGGGCAGATTTCAACCCCGTGACATCCTCGTATCCTTCAACCTGAACGTGCCACTTCCCAGTCTTCTCATCCTTCTCATAAAGATCACGAAGTCGCTCGTCAACATCATCAATCTTCTCAAGTACTGCCATCAACGACATAACTGTCTCCTAAATCAAAACGTGATTTCTGGTCCGGCTGGACCTTATCATTAAGTATATCTTCAATCTCTTCAGAAATATCCTTATCCCCACGAAGGATCTCCCCACGCTTAAAGTTCTCCAGCAACGTCTCATGAGAAATTACCCCCAACTGACGCGCTTGAGTCAATGCCTTGACGTCTCCAGCAGATAGACGAGCAGCACTGAAATCATCGTTGAGCTTCACACGAACATCATAATCAGTTCCAGAAAAACGATTCGCGAACTCAAGTGCCTTTGAAATCCCATCTTCAACCGACTGAACAATTGACGTCAGTGTCGCAGATTCTCCTGCCCAACGAATCCTTGCCGTCTCTGCTGCTTCTACACCAACACGCTGACCCTCCAGCAACCGTGAACCCAATACTGCCATCAAATGCTCTTTTGCCTCCAGTGCCGTTTCCAAGGACTTCAACCCCTGTCCAGTAAATTCCAGATACCCAGCCTTTGCTTGAGGATTGTCCGTCACCCATGCCTGTTCCGAGCCGACCACCAAAGTATCTCCTGCATTGATCCGAAACCCTGCAACCCATGCAGTCGGCAACCCAGTATAGTGACGGCCATTCTCCAAATCAGCACTGCTCTGATAGTGGCTCAAGTTGGCATTCACCAATCCCAAAATCGGAGATGGACGAACCTCAGTCTCAATTCCACGGGCAGACAAAACAACAAGCGGCATCTCAGAAACCGGCTCCCCACGCTCCGTCATCTCCATCTCATCAACCAGTACCCACGACTCACTCCCTCGCTCATCCCGGCTCGATTCGTAGACCCGAACCAGCACAGAGTCCGCAGCAGTCACCAAGCGATAACGCCACCTCTCATCATGCTCAAGATCGTAGGGCTTATCAGGCACCCTCTCCCGAAGAACCGCTAACGTCAATCGCTCACTCCCTCGCTCACGAATCGTCTGCCAGTTCACCAGGTCATCAGCACGATAGACCGTCAGGTAGGGCTTGCCCTCAAAATCGACATCCACCCAAATTGAAACGCGACCCGAAATCAAAAGTTCCCTCGTCACATCACGAACGACTGAGCGCACAAGAGGCTCAAATGCAAGATCGCACTCGTAAGGTCGCCGGAAGATCGCACCCATCAAACCTTGCAAAGTCCGGCTCGTTGCATCGTAGAACATCGAACGAGCCTTGTACGCCTCATAACGTGCTGCCGACTGACCCGACAATTCTGGCAAGTAGAGACGACCTTGCGATTTAACCCGATCCCCACCCAATACAAAATCGCGGCATTTTGCCCACATCACGGCATCGTATGCTGGATGCTTCATGTCTATTTGCTGCTCTGCCACCTTATCTCTCTGCTAAGTGAACACTTTGCGAGGTTACCCCGCACCCCCTGCTCCCGCACGAAACTACAATCCTGACAACTTCATCACCCTGATTTCGTTCCGCAACGCCATCAAACGGTATCTCGATTCGTCCGCAATATGATCCTCTGCATTCCGATCCACATCATCCTGATCACGCTCGTCACGGGCCAATGTTGGCACCGTCCGTATGAAATCCCGGCAGTTCTCACACACGAAAAGACCGGGTTCCTCCGAGCCAGCAGCATTCTTGAACATCATCCGTATCCGCTCCCATCCGAGCTTGCGCGAGCCCGCAGACTTGTCCGAACGCTCCCAGAACACACCCTGTGCTGCCATGTCCTCTGCGATGCTCTGTCCGTTCTCGACAGAATGAATCGAATTATCGGCAGGACCAGGTATCACTCCAAAACCAAAACCCTTCTCCCGTTGCAGAATCTCGCGAGCAACATCGTTAGCCGTCATCCGCACTCCCTCATTCGGCTTCCCCGTTGAACCATACCACTCCGCGATCCGCACCACCGAACCCCGTGGCAAATGTCGCTCCACTCCACCGATCAACGCAGGAGTGCCATCTGACTCTGCCCACCATCCAACCGAAAAAGGCCGGGTACTCCCCCAGTCAAAAGACCTGTCCACTTGCCAAGAACTAGGAATCTCAAAACGAGGCAAAACATTTGCTGAACTCCAAACATCATCGAACATCCCACCTGCAACAATATCCCAAGTCCCATCCAGCCATGCCTTCACCAACCACTCTGGGCCACTCTGCTTCAGACGAGAAACATAACCCGGATCGTTGTCCAGCAAAAGAGGATTATCCGTCAAACGCGAGGGAATGTAAACACATTGCTGATCCTCACTGTCCCGATACAATTTCAACGGAGGCGCAGGATCAACGTATCGTGCCTTCACCCAATTGTGACCAGGACCACCAGGATTCCCCGACAACACCAACCTGCAACGGATTCCCAATGCCGACCGCAGACACGCACGCAACTTGTCCAACGCACGGCTAGACGGCCAATTCGTGACCTCGTCAAAACCCATCCAGTTGTACTGGTGGCCTTGGTACGAGTCCGAATCCGCATCACGACGCAAATATCGTAACTTCAACTCTGCACCGTTCGGCAACAAAAACGTCCACCGTGCCACCTTGTAATCTGCACCAAGCGGCACCAAAATCCGACGAGCCGCATCCAGCACTTCCTCAAGTTCTCGGTACGTCCGGCGAAACAAGACGCCGCGCACTCCTGAACCCCAACGACCCACATGAGCAACGAAATCACCAAGCAAGCCATCTGTTTTCCCGCCACCCCGTGCGCCACCGAAGAAAATCTCTCCGACAGGACACGACAACAACCAAGTTTGTGGACCTTTCTGAGGTTTCCACGCCACCGAAATCGACATTGCTCTCTTTACACTCCACTTTTCTCATTTTCTGTTAAAAATTGTCACCTTACAAGAGAAAAAGCAACACGGAGTCTGAATTTTGAAGCAATTTGAAGCAAAATGACAGGAATATCATCAAAAAAATCAACTTTCATGCCTGAATTTTAGGGAGGTTACACTATGGGTTTCAAACCAATGGGGGCTCTTATTTACTTTAGGGGTTCCGGAAGTATCCGGACTGATAACCTCATGGGTTTAGGACATCATGGGT